CCGTGGCGTTCGCGAGCTCGCGCTGCGTGTGCTTGCCGTGGCGGTGCAGGATCGGCTTGGCCTTCGGGTCCTCGCCGCGGTAGATCGCCGCCGCCGTCTGGCCGGCGTGCCGGAGCACGAGGTAGACGTAGGGGGCGACGCTGGCCGGGCACGGGCAACCGTCGATGACGCGGAACTTCATGGGCGGCCTCCTTCGGCCGGGTGAGGGGCGCTACTGGTGCGCGTCGTGCTCGAGCCGACGAACCTGAGCCTCGAGCTTCACGACGCGGCGCTTGAGCGTGCGGACCTCGGCCTCGGAGTCCAAGGCCTTGACCTTCCAGGCCTCCGAGGAGGCCTTGTAGCGGTCGCGCTCCTCGAGGACGGTGCGCAGCTCTGAGCGCAGCTCGTCCATCTCGCCCGAGATACGGGTGACCTCGCCCTCGAGGCGCTCCATCAGCTCGAGCGACGTCGACACGTTGACCTGCGCCGCGTTGACGTTCATGTTCACCGTCTCGGGCCCGAACTTCCGCCACGCGACGATCGCGCCGAGGAACACGCCAACCGCGCCGACGATGGTGCTCAGCTCGGCGATGTTCATGCGCCGCCCCGGCGCTCGAGCCGGCGGATGAGGAACCGCACGCGAGCCGCGCAGAATACGAACGCGCTGAACGCGATGGCCACGCCCGGCACCGGCGGGTGGGGGACGGTCGCGGTGGCGATCGCGTCGATGAGGACCGCCATCCCGAAGCACATCTGCCCCAGCAGCTCGGTCCGCGGGCGGATCAGCAGCACGCCCCAGACGATCAGCGCGCCGCCGATCGCCCATCCGACGTTCCAGACGATCTGCAGGGTGCCGTGCAGCTCCCGCTGTGCCGCCGAGGCCTGCGAGCCCGAGGGGTCCAGCAGGAGGCCGAGTGCGGCGAGCAGCCCGATCATGCCGACGAGCGCCCAGCCGAGGCTGTCCTCGCGGTAGGCACGGCGCGCCTGCTCTGCGCCTTGAAGGCGTGTCATCGGCGTCATCGGTGAGAGGATCTGTCGGGCATGAGGGGGCTGCCTCCTCGTGAAGTCCCTCGGCGGCGGGCGCAATCCGCCGTCGAGGGGCGCTTGGTTCTCGGGTGCGCAGGTCAGCGCGGCAACACGAACTACCGACGATGCTGTCGGCAGTCGCGTAGCGGGCTACGCTGCGTTCTGCCGATGCGCGCTCGCACTCTTCTAGCTGTCGCTCTGGCACTGCTGGTCGTGGGCTGCGGCGGCGCCGCGGCAGCGGACACCGGCACACCGATCAGCACACCGACGTATCCGGGGCAACGGCCGGCGACAGACGCGCGCACGATGGTCGAGGTCGACGTCGCGACCGCGTACTGGCGCTCGCGTGGGCTCACCGGCTGTATCAGCGGTGTGCGAGCGTTCTACGCACGGTCACTGCGCGACGGTGACGGGCTGGCGGTCGGCCGAGGTGGCGACTGCACCATCTGGCTCGACGCTCAACCAATCGAGGACCTGCGCTATGAGCTGCCGGGCACGGGGCGCTGGGCGTGGCGCGACGATGCCAAGCAGGAGTGCTGGATCGTCCTGCATGAGGTTGGGCACGCGCTCGGCCTCGCTCACGAGGACGCTGACCGGTTCCCAGTGATGGATCCGAATCACGGCACTCCCACGCCGCGCGAGTGCGCCCGGCTCGCCCGCCTGCTGTACCCGCGTCGCCGCTAGATGACCTGCAGCTCGGCCAGCACGATCGCCTGCGCGCCCGTGGCCGGCGCGGCGTTGAAGTAGGCCTCCATGGAATAGATGCCTGCGGCGAGAGGAGCCAGCGGACTGATCGTGAGTTCCCTGATGTCAGAGGCGGCCAGCGTGGGGGTACTGGCCGACCCCACGATCGCCTCGCTCGCCATGGCGGGAGGCGAGCCTGAGGCGCCGGAAACACTGGTCGTCTGCTTGAGCCGCAGCGCGACGGTCTGCCCAGGCGTGACCGAGTTCGTGAGCACCACCCAGCGGATTTGGTAGGTCGGGTTCAGAACGCCCTCGGGGGCGTGGTCGGCGGGATTCACCCACGCGGCGCCGAGGATCGGCGGAATCGGCGCGGTCCCGTTGACGGCCAGCGTGACCTTCGTAGTGCTTGTCACGATCGCCTGCGCTCGCATGACGGTCTTCCGGATGGCGCCCGCGATCTCCTGCCACCCGGTGCCGTAGTCGCGGTAGATGCGGCCGGTCGCCGGGACGCGGTAGAGGCGACCGGGGATTCCCGGCACGCTGGGGCTCGACGTCGGCCGACTGGCGAAGGAACCCTCGCTGTAGCCGACGAACGTAGAGTCGATCGCGGTGAGCGCCGCGTTGACGTCGGTCGGACCGTTCTTGACGGGCGCGTTTGGGTCGAGCGTGGGGATCGCGTACTTGGTGGTTGCCACTCAGGTCTCCTCTACACGTCGCCGGGGGCGAGGGTCTGCCACGTCTCGGCGGCCCCGACCGTGTTCCAGGTGAGCGTCGCCTCTGACCAGATTGGGTCGTTGCTCACCACGACGGTCTGCACGGCACCCGCGGCCTTCTGCGAGAGTGCGGCGCGTGTCGTCGCGGCGGCGTCGGGCGTCTCGCTCGTGCGGGTGATGACGGTCTGCGCCCACGGGTCGCCGCCAACGGCGTTGAGCACATTGACGAACTGTGTCCCTGTCAGCGTCGCCTGCACGGCCTCGACGATCGCCCGCGTGGTCCCGCGGTAGAAGCCCGCCGCCGCCTTGATCCGCGCGCGCTGCTGCGCCTCGGTGAGGTCGGACGGGAGCAGCTTGACGCCGGGGAACTGCGCGAGCCACGGCAGCCACGCCGCCGGGCAGGTGTCGGGGTCGAGCAGCGGCTGCCACGCGAGCTGGGTGTCCGTGTCGCGGGCGACGTCGTCCACGTTGGACTGCGGCAGGGCCAGCGTCTCCGCGAGCGCGCGGACGATGCCGCCGTTCTCGTCGTCGTAGGTCGCGAGGGGCGCGAGCCGGTCGTACAGGCGGTCTGCGGCCGTGGTCATGGTGCGGCGCTCACGGTTCCGTCGACGGTCGTCGCCGGCGGCGCGGCCGGGAGCGCGGCCGGGCCGGTCATCGTCACGTCGCTCGTTGCGCCGTTGAGCGTGACCGCGGCGCCGGTGATCGCCACGCCGGAGGCGCTCGCGGTCGCGTTCGCGCTCATGACCATCGTCGCCGTCCCGGCGCCGGAGAGGATCCGCGTGCCGGCGGGGATGCCGGTCCCGCTGATCGCCATCCCGTTCTTCCAGCCTGTCGTCGGCGTGACGACGGTCAGGTTCGGACTGCCGCTCGTCGTCGTCGCGGTCCCGGCGACGCTCGCCGTGTAGTCCAGCCCCTCGGTGTTCTCGATGGCCGTGACGATGTCGCGAAAGCGGACGATCGGCTTGTCGAGCCACACCTGCTGATCGCCGAACGGCGGCAGCCCCCAGTTCGCCGGGCTCAGGAAGTCCAGCACGGCCTGCTCGGCGCGGGCCTGCACGTCGGCCGGGTCGAAGCCGGTGTAGGCGACCGCGTTGAAGACGACGGTGATCGCCGTGTACGTCGGCGCGATCACGTGAATCGTCAGGATCGACACGGCGTCCGCCTGTAGGTCCGCGAGGACCGTGCCGCGGACCGTGGAGCCGGGGTCGAGGCCGTCCGGGTCGCGCACGGCGACGGTGATGTGGCCTGGCTGGTTCGCGGTGCTCGTCGCCGCGTTGTAGAGATCGATCGCGAGCGCTAGCCCGACGCCGTCCTCGTCCCGGGCGCGGATAGCGAAGTCGTCGGGCAGCACGAGTGTGCGGGCCATGAGCGACGCCTCGTCGGCGAGCCGGTTGCGGTAGGTGTCGACGTCCTCCTCGTCCTCGCCGCCCGTCGTCGGCGCCTCGACGGTGATCGTGTCCAGCCACGTGAACGTCAGGTCTGGCTGCGGGTCGGCCTGCAGCCCGGTCCCGGCCGCGCCGCCCGTCGTCGCGAGGATCGTGACCTCACCGGTCGCGGTCGAGGCTACGCCGCCGGCCATCGTGACCTCGTTGACGGTCACGAACGGGACGCGGGTGCCGTCGGCCGCCGCGAGCGACAGGCCGGTCCCGGCTGGGATGGTCAGCGGCGCCGAGAGCGGGAACTCGGCGACGTCGACGCGCGTCCACGTCGTCGTCGTGTCCGCCTGCGTGGCCGCCTCGCGCGGCAGGCGCAGGATCTTCGCGCCGAAGGAGTCCCACACGAGGTCGGTGACCTCGGTGATGAGCTGCGCGTTGGTCGCGTCGCGCTCGGAGGTCGCCTCGATGAGGAAGTACAGGGTGCTGCCGACGACGACGACGAGGCCGGGCACCCGGCCCTGTAGGTAGTCGATCTTCTCCTGGGTGATCGCAGAGGCGTCGACCTCGACGGCGACAGAGAGATAGGCCACGCCTAGCTCCCCACCCCGACGCGCACGCCGATGACCTCGAGCCCGGCGTCCAGCGCGGACGGATCCTCGTCGAGCACCGCCGCGGCGTCGGGCACGAACGTGGCAATCTGGCGCTCGATCTCGCCCACGTCAGCTCCGCCGGTGAGATGCGCCTGGTCTGAGAGCCCGAAGTCGGGCACGCCGGCCAGCCAGCCTCGCGGCGTGACGCACAGCAGGTGGACCTGGCCGGCGATGTCGTCGATGTCGCCCTGATCGACGGTGGCGAGTTGGCCACCGATGACGCGCGGGGGGAAGGCGATCTGCTGCGGGACGTCGGACATGTCGCCTCCGGTGAGAGGGGGTCTAGGTGTCGAAGGCGACCACCCATGGGGTGGCGTCCTCGTCAGCGAGGATCAGCAGGCACTCGTCACCCACGCTCGGGAGCGGTGTGGGCGCCTGCCAGCGGCACGGGCCGATCTTGTGGGTGCCGCCGTCGAAGCTCGAGGCGAGCACCCACAGCTCGTCGGCACCGGTCGCGGGTGCGGGCGCCGCGACCGTGGCGTTGTAGGCGTGCAGGTCGGCCGGGGTGCTCGCGGCGAGCTGGTCGGCGCGCATCAGTCCAGCCCGTAGGTGCGGTAGCCGATGAAGTCCGAGCGCACCAAGCCCGTTGGGTGGCTCAGGCCGGCGGACGGGCCCATGTTGTAGAAGGTGTTGTCGCCCGCGTAGACGTTCACGTGGGAGTTCAGGGCAGCCGGGTCGCCGTAGAAGGCCAAGTCGCCGGGCTGCGGGTCGCGGGTGCGCTGCCCGTTGGCCCACAGCGTGCCGGTGTAGCCCTGCCCGTCGTAGCCGCGCCCGTTCGGGTCGGGCGCCCCGCCGGCCTTGTAGACGAGCGTCGCGAAGCTCGAGCAGTCGAGATAGCGCGGAGCGGGCCCGAAGAGCGACGTCGGCATCGGGCGAGCGTGGGTGCCGCGCGCGTAGACATACTTCGAGCGCTGCTTGAAGGCCAACGCGCACGCCTGCAGGATCTTGTCGCGCGTCGAGCCCGACTCCGGCCGCGTCTCGGTCCGGATGATCTTGGTCTTGGGCGGCGCGGGCTCCTTGAGCTTCGGCGCCGGCCGGTGCAGCGTGATCGTCGAGTCCTCGGTGAAGAGGTCCTGCTGGTGCAGCGCGAGCAGCCACAGGCCGTTCAGCGCCCCCATGCCGTCGAGCTCGACGCGCCACGCCGGTGAGCCGACCCAGCGCGCCACGTTGGCCTCGATGACGATCTCACCGATCGGGATGCCGACGTCCTCGACGCTCGAGAAGCCGCGCAGCCCCTGCGTGTCCGGGGTGATCTCGAGCGTCGTCGCGGACTGAAAGAGCCAGTCGTCGGGCGCGTACCAGATCTCGTTGGAGTCGATCCAGAAGCGCCAGTTGACCTCCTTCGCGAAGCGAGCGGCGGCGTCGAAGTAGGTCTCGCCCTTGCCGACCACGAACGAGAACGAGTGCTCGACGATCTTGACGCGCCCGACGCCACCCCACGCGTCGAGGATCGTCTGCGCCTCGGTCGCCCACTGGCCGTAGAAGCCGATCCCGACCGCCTTGGACGGGAAGTTCGCCAGCGAGCCCTCGACGGTCAGCGCGATCTCGCCGGGCCCCATGTTGGGGTTCGCGGCGGCGAGCTTGATCGCGCCGCCGCCCTGGTAGCCGCGCCCACCCTGCAGGAAGCTCGTGGCCTGCTCCTTGGTGCGCGTCGGCGCGCTCATCCCCGCGAACCAGTTCGGCGTGCCCGGCACCGCCACAGCGCCCTGGAAGACCCCGCCGTACCCGGACCCCTCGTGGTTCATCTGGTCGATGAAGTCCGACTCGGCGATCCCGGCGCACAGCATCGCGATCGTCGCGCGATCCCCGGCCTGCAGGTCGTCGGCGACGCCGAGCGCGATCTCGACGTTGCGCTTCTGCGCGGGCGTGATCGTGACGTTCTGCATCCGCAGGCGCCGCCAGTGCGCGAGGCCCTTCTGGCGCTCCTTGCGCTTGGCCTTGGCGTCCTGGCCCTTGACCGGCTCGAAGCGCGAGAGCGCCGGGGTCAGGTAGGCGATCGTGCTGCCGACCGAGTCGTTGATCAGCGACTCGATGGCCTCGGCGCGCGTGTAGCCGAAGTGATCGTTGCGGCTGCGCTGGCGGCGGTAGCGGCGCGGCCCCTTCTTGTGGCGCATTAGCGTCGCCAGCTCGTCCTCGAAGGTGAGCGTGATCTTGTTGGCGCCCGGCCCGTAGTTGGTCGAGACGCCCGCGAGGCGGAACGCGACGCCGTCGAGCACGAGGCGCGCGTCGCCGTAGCGAGCCCAGTCGGCCTGGTCGAACTGCTCCTGGCGGACCTTGCCCTTGCGGCTGATGAGCCCTGAGGTGAGGATCCGCAGGTCGTGGTCGTCGAGCTCGAGCTCGAGCGAGGTGGCCTGGTCGTAGCCGCGGGTCATCGTCGCCGAGAGCAACCGGCCGGTGATGTCGGCGTCCATCTGCGCCCCGTCGAGCAGCATTCGCTCGGCAAAGCGCGCCTGGATCTCCGGTAGCGGGCGGGTCGAGACGGTGCGCACGCTCGCCGCCGCGATCTCGGCGAGGCCCGCCTGCGTGAGGGCGCTCACCTAGGGCACCCTGATCTTCGTGCCCGCCGCGAAGACCTGACCGAACCGTGCCCACGGGTTGGCCTTCTGCAGGTCGCTCGCGCGGCCCGGGTCACCGTACACGCGGCGCGCGATGTCGTAGAGCGTCTCGCCCTGCCGGGCACGCACCGTGCGCCGTCCGCGCAGCCCCTGCCCGCCACGGATCGTCTCGGCGAGCACGAGGTCGACGACGGCCTCGATGAGATGCAGCGTGCAACCGAAGCGCTCGCGGCTCCCATCGTTCTTGTAGCGCGTCAGCGCCGGGTTCTCCTCGATGGGCTGCAGACGCCAGTTGAGCTCGGTGTGCGGGATACCCGCGCCGGAGACGCTGATGACGGGGGGCTCGTGCGTGTCGCCTGCGCGCTGGGCGAGGCGCTCGAGGTCTGAGATGAGGCTCTCCACGCCGGCGCCACCGCCCTTGTCGAGCGCCATCGGGATGTCGAGCGTGTGCGGGTCGTGACCGGCGTAGCGCACGGCGCTGGCCCGACCGGGGCGCTCGACGATCTCGTAGCGCGGCTGGGGCATCGACGCCGACGGCTTGCCGGTCAGGCGGCCGATGACCTCAATCTTCGGCGTGTCGGCGCGCAGCACGACGGGGTCCAGGTAGAAGCCGCTGTGGCCGGGCAGCGTGGTCGCATCGACGGGCCGGTGATGCAGCGTGGGGAGGTTCGGCTCGATGTGCGCGACGGGCGGGCGGCGCTTGTGGGCCATCAGGGGCCCGCCCGGCGCGCGGCGTTATAGGCGGGCGTCAGGCCGGGGCTGCCGGTACGCGCGTCGGCGCGCGCCTGGGCGACGATCACGGCCCGGCCGAGGCGCTGGCCGTCGACGTCGACGTGCACGGTCGGCGCCACGTTGACCACAATCCGCCCGTGCGGGTCCGGGAAGCCCTGCGCGTCCACGCGCTGCGGGGTGTAGTGCCCGCCCATGGCGATCGCGGCGCGCTGGCCGGCGAGTCGATCGGCCTGCGGCGTCGCCGGGCCATGCTGGTGCTTGCCGAGGAGGATGAGACCGCCGATGACTCCGGCACCGACCGCGGCGCCGCCCGCAGCGAACGGTGCCGCGTCAGCTGCGGCGCCGGCCGCCGGGCCGAGGAGCCTCCTCGCCGCGCGCCCGAGCCCGGAGCCCTTGCCGCCGGGGCCGTCGACCATCGCCACCCACACCGGGTTCGCGGGGGTCGCGCCGCGGGAGGCGACAGCACCGAGCGCCCCGCCACCGCCCCGACCACCACCGAAGAGGTTCCCGAGGCCCTTGCGCGCGGCGCTGACGATGCCGAGCTTGGAGGCCAGCCACGCGCCCGAGAGCAGCTTGCCGGGCAGGCTCGCGTCCATGAAGGACTGAAAGAACGTCCGGGCGGCGAGACCGCCCGCATGCGGCAACGTGGTCGCGACGGCGTCCAGCACGGCGGTCACGGCCTTCGGGATCTCGTCGATCACGGCCTGACCGAGGTTGCGCCGCACGGCGGGGCTGGACGTCCACGTCTCGAAGCGGCTCGTGATGAGGTCCAGATTGCGCAGCGTCTTGGTGCCGTCGACGTCCTGGGAGCCGAAGAGGTTGACGAGGCCGTGACCGGTGTGGCCGCCGACCGAGACGAGCAGCGACAGGTCGGTGCGGGCCTGGCGGAAGAAGCGGGCCATCTCGCCAGACGCACGGGCGTTGGCCGACCACACCTCGACCATCCGCGCGCCGTCGCGGATCTCCCGGGCCATCCAGATCGCCAGCGGGTCAGCCTCGACGAGCACGTCCTCGAGCGCGCTCGCGAGGTTCAGCCCGGCGTGGCCGAGGTCGTCGATGATCCGGACGTTGCCGCCCCCGACGGTGCGCAGATCGCGCCCGAAGCCCTTGGAACCGAGCATGCGCCCGGCGTCGTCGGCGAGGTGGCCGACCTCGCGCGAGGTGTCGCGGGTGAGACGACGCAGGATGCCGAAGTTGCGCAGCGCGGACGTCGTGCCCTTGGTGAGGCCACCGAGCATGCCGTCCGTCGCGGTCTGGGCGAGCACGTCGCGGTTGGCGCTGAGCGTGTCGAAGATGCCCATCAGCTCCGGGCTGAGCTTCTTCGCCGCAGTCGCGTCGCCGCCGAGCGCCTTCTCGAGATTCGTCAACCCGAGCGACGCGACGCCGGTGAGCTGCGCGAGCGCGGTGAGGCCGACCGCGCCCGCGCCGCCGGCGCCTCCGGCGAGGGTCGCCACAGCCTCGGCCGCCGATAGGATCGCCGGGACCGCCTTGCCCGAGGCGAGCTCCACCGCGCCGACGCCGAGCGCCGCGAAGCGCATCGACGTGGAGAACGGTCCGACGTTGACGCGCGTCTTGGAGCTCGCAGCGTTCATCTCGGCGAGCCCGCGCGCCGCCTGGCGCGCCTGGTCGCCGATGTTGTCGATCGCGCGGGCCTCCATGTCCGCGTCGCGCTTGAAGCGCAGCGCGTCGAGGATGCGAACGCGAATCGAGACGTCGTCGGCCATCTACTCACCGCCTCCCAGCAGCCCGAGCACGGCGCCCCGGCTGAGCATGGCCTTCGCCTCGGCCGCCTTGACCGCGACCGCGATCAGCGCGTAGCGCTCCGGCGCGTCCAGCGGCCCCATCAGCCTCCACCCGTCCACGCCGACCGCGCAGGCCCAGCCGGCCAGCTCGACGTCCGGGAGGCTCAGGATTCCCCCAGCAGGGACTCCTCGTCCAGGGCGCCCTCGCCCGCCATCCAGTTCGTGATCTCGACGACGTGGCGCGCGATGGCCATGTGCGGCTGCGGGACCTTGGAGAACACCTTGAGCACGACGTCGCGGGCGCTGCCGCCCTGCTCGAGCCCCGGCAGGCCGAGCACACCGGCGAGCGTCTCGTCGAAGCGCACCGGCTCGCCGTCGAGGACCAGCGGCTCCCAGCCGTGCTCTGAGCGCGTGCAGACGCACTCGCACGCGGCGATGAGGAAGTCCACGTTGGCGTCGCGGTTCGAGCGCGCCTGCGTGGTGTACTCGTCGGGGTCGATCGCCCGGTAGCGCACGCCGAGCCCGGCTGTGCGCGGCACGGGCAGCGTCAGGCGCTGCTCAGCCTGCGCGTTGGCGTAGATCGCGCGGATCGCGTCCAGGGGCGACGGGCCCGTCGCGGCCTCCTCGGGCGGGATCGGTTCGATGTGCATCAGCTCACGCCCGAGGGCTGCAGCTGGATGCTCAGCGTCGGCTTGCCGCTGGTGTCGTTGGAGTCCGAGTCGGGCTCGTTGACCGCAGTGATCGCGCAGGTCCAGGTGCGACCCTTGCCGAACGGGTTGCGGTTGGCGTCCATCGGCTTGCGCGAGACCGTCGCCTCGTTCTCGTCCATGTGCGAGCGCAGGAACGCGATCAGCTCGTCGCTGTCGCGGTCGCGGTCGAACGTGCGCCCGATCGTGATCTCGGAGATCTCCTTCTCGCCGCCGTAGGCGCGCGGGTACTCCGCGCCGGGCGGGCGGTCGGTGACCGCCGTGGCGGTCACGTTGCCGCCGCTGAACGTCTGGAAGGCGCCGATGTTGCGCCCGGCCACGGTCAGCGTGGTGTAGAAGCGGGATGGGAGCTGAGGCATCGTCGCCCTCCTACGCGGCGAGCGTCTCGCCGACGCCGACCTTGGTCAGGTAGATGGTCACGAAGTCCGCGCCCGGTGCCGGCCGGAACGCGACCGCCGCGTTGAGGTTGCCGGCGGCGATCGTCGCGTCGGTGTTGACGGCGTCCGAGGTGTCCACGATGAACGAGGACCCGGCCGGCTCGCCGGTGTCGAGGAACAGCTGGCCGTCCTGCTCGTCGCGCATCAGGATCCCGGTCAGCGCCGTGTCCAGCTGCGCGATGTGCTGGCGGGTGAGCGTGATGTGCGCGTAGGGCGCCGCGGCGGCGAGCAGCCGGGAGATGAGCGACATGCGGTAGCGGGCGGTGCCCGCCTGCAGCCACTCGGCGTCGGAGCCGAGCGGGTTGACGCCCGTGCGGTTGGTGTCGAGGGTCACGACGCCGTTCTGGACGATGATCGTCGCCACGCCGGCCGCCTCGAGATCGGCCTGGTCCTGATCGGACCACGTGGCCTTCACGCCGAGGATGAGCGACGAACTCGCCTGGCCGTACTGGCCCGCCGGGGCCTGCGCGGGGCCGGCCGTGAGGTCGACCTGCGCGCACTTGGCCGCGACGAACGCGCTCGGCGGCACCGACCGTGGAGCGCCGCCGTTGATCCCGGCGATCGTGAGCCACGGCTGCAGAACCGCGTAGCCGTCGGAGGCGTTCAGGTCCGCCTGTCCGGCGTGGCCGAGCGTGAGCAGCGAGGACTTCGTCGAGCCGTCCGGGGCGTCCGGGAGCGCGAAGCGCTCGTGGCCCATGGCGGCGCCGTGCGCGCGCAGCGACGTGTGCGCCTGCGAGGTCTGCCAGTCCGGCGAGGCGATCTGCATCGGACCGAGGTCGCGGACGATTGCCGCCAGGGCGGCGTCGACTTGCGTCTGGGTGATGTTCGTGCGGTCCAGCGTGCCGCCCGCGAGGTTCACCGCCGCCCCGGCTGCGACCAGGCCCGACCCGGCGCCGAGCACCGGCGGCAGGACGTAGTCGCTCGAGGCCAGCGCCGCGGGCGCGTCGGTGTTCTGCGTGAACTCCGCCGAGCGATCGACCTCGACCCCGTTGAGGAAGATCACGATCTGGCGGTTGGAGCCGCCGGAGGGGCCGACGACGATCTGGTAGGACAGGCCGCCGGCGGCGCCGTTGGCCCAGTCGCCGACGCTCGAGGCCGTCAGCGTGAACGCGGTGCCGCTCGTGGAGGCGGGCACGGCCACCGACGCAGACGCCGCAGCGGGGCCGCGGACGGGCGAGGTGTAGAGCTCGTAGCCGCCCTCGCGGAAGAACGTCTCCACCCAGTCGTAGGCGACGCTGTAGGTCTGCCGACCACCGTAGGAGTCGACCCAGTCCGACAGCGAGCGAGCAGGGGTCGTGCTGAGCACGCCCTTGGCGGAGATGACCGCGATCGCCGCGCGGCCGGAGTCGATCGGCGCCGAGCGCGACGGGGGCGTGTCGCGCAGCACCACGTTGACGCGACGGGCCATCAGCTCTTCGCCTCCTTCTCGGCGGGGATCAGCAGCCCGGCGTCACGCAGGGCCTTGTCGTGCGGGTCTTCCATGTCGCTGCGACCGCGGCCGCCGTAGGCGTCCAACGGCGCTCCGGAGGCCAGGGTGATCGCGTGGTCTGAGACGTTGACCCACTCCTCAGGCGGGCTCTTGCGCGGCTGCGGCATCTGTTCAGCCCTCCTGGGCGAGTTGGGTGACGGTGACGTCGATCGTCTCGGCGGTCGGCGTGTCCGGGTAGGCGGGGTAGCCGCCACCTGGCGGGTCGGGCAGCGGGTCGGGCGTCGTCGGGATCGGCTGGAAGGTGACGACGTCGTCGACGCTGACGGTGAAGGTGAGCCGGGCGGCTGCGAGTGTGCGGCGCTTGTCGACGGTCGTGTCGTCGTAGGCCTCGCCGACCCAGCGTGCGTCGTTGATGAGCTCTGAATCCCACGCCTGCTGGCACAGGCACTCGCGGACCGCGGCGGCATAGACGCGCGCAAGCGTGTGCGCGGCCTCCTGGGTGCCTGCGTCGATGATCACGCCGACATCGAGTCGCCACGCCGCGTCGAGGGCGTCATCGCGCTGGTATGGCTCCGCGGCGAGCCCGGGCGAGATGAGAATCAAGCACGGGATCTGCTGCTCCGGCCAGCGGTCGAGGTCGAGGGTGCTGGCGATAGCCCAGCCGCGCACGTTCGGCAGCGTCCTGGGCTGGTAGCCGTAGCGCTGCTCCGCGAAGCCGATGTACGTCCAGATCCACTTGCGCAGCGTGGCGAGCGCCGCCTGCTCGACCTGGCCGGCATGGACGAGGCTCGCGAGAGGACTCACGACCGATCACCGCGGAGCAGGAACACGCGGGCACGCTCGCGCATGTCTTTGCGAGTCCGCAGATCAAGGAAGGGAAGCCGGAAGCCTCGCTTGACCAGGAACTTCGCGTAGTACACGTCGGTGCCGAAGGTCATCTCCACCGGCGTGATGCGCAGGATGTTGCGCTCGTCCTCGCGATTGGTCAGCGACTCGCGCAGGTCGCCGGTGTCCACCAGCGTGTACCGCGTCACGTCGCGGACGTCGCGGATCGTCTGCCTGCCCTTGTTCTTGCCACGCGTGACCGTGTGACGTCGATAGCTGACGAGCTTGCTCTTCGACCAGCCGGCCCGGAACTTGCGCTCCTGGGCCTCATAGAGCTCGGGCGCCATCGCGCGGAACAGTCGCGTGGCATCGGCGCGCTCGGCCATCCCGCGCAGGTGCGCAGTGACCTCCTTGTTGCCGGTCACCGTGAGGTCGAAGATCACGGCAGGATCTCGGTCGTCGACAGCACGCCCGTCGCAACCAGCGTCGGCGAGACGACAGGGACGCTCGCGTAGCGGACCGTGTCAGCCTGGTTGTCCTCGAGCGCGCTCGTGAGCGAGGCGAGCGCTTCGGAGTAGAGGTCGGCGAGGTGCGTGTAGACGGTGTCATCGCCGTTGGTCTGCTCAGGGAAGTAGGAGAGCTCGACGAGCATCGCGGCGCGGATCGCGACGACACGCTGGGCCAGCCAGTCCTTGTCGGTAGGGATCTCCGTCCCGACGTGGGCGGCAACCGACGCCGAGGCGTCGGCGATCAGATCAGCGACCTCATCGGCGGTCGGCCGCGTGTTCGCCGTGAAGTCGCCGTACTCGGTGCCGGTCGTGGTGTCCTTGGTCCGTGCCCGCAGGAAGCGCGCCACGTCGCCGGTCGTCGGCGTGTAGGTGATAGCCGGGTCAGGCATTCACGCCTCCTGGTCTTGGATCGACGGCCGGAGGTGACCGCCGAGACTCACGCAAAGCAGGGATCGACAGAACGGGCCGGCCGGGCGCGTTGGTCGGGCGTGACCACGCTGCCTGAGCACGGTTACGTCTGGATCGAGGAGAAGCCTCGTCGGCACCGATGGGCGATGCGGCGCTGGGTCATCACCGCGCGTTGGCCAGGCGGCACCGAGACGTTCGACGTCCCCGGCCACGGGCTCGCAGAAGACCTTGCCGAGCAGGCCCGCGCGCAGCTCGAGGACGGGCGGAAGCCGGATCTCGCGGGCCTCTACGACGACCTGATCGCCTGGTAGCTCTTCGTCAGAACGAGCCCCCGCTGCGCGTTGCTCGCGCATGAGCACTCGCCTTCCGTATGACGTCGTGATCGCGACGCGCAACCGGCCCGACGCGCTCAAGGTCGCCGTCCAGTCGATCAACGCGCAGGACCCAGCACCCGAGCGCGTCATCGTCGTGGACTCCTCCGACGACGAGGCTGCGGTGCGTCGAGCACTCGAGCAGGCCGGCGGCGGGACCTACATGCGATCAGCGCCGGGATCCGCTACACAGCGCAACGTCGGGCTGCGCGAAGTCCGTTCACCCGTCGCGTGCTTCCCCGACGACGATGTGGTCTGGCATCCGGGCTACGCGGACGCGATCCTCGCCGTCTACGAGCGCGATACCGACGGGGTCATCGCCGCCGTCTGCGGTCGCGAAGTGACTGCCGGGCCTGCCGGCGTGACGGCACCCCACGCGATGCGTCTCAGTCACCGCATCCAGCGGAAGATCGCTTACCGCCGGATGGCGATCGAGCCTGCCGACCCGTTCCGCCTGCACGCCCGGGAGCGCACCGCGCAGTACGAGCAGCCGTCGTGGCTTGCCGAGATGGACGCCGTGCCCGTCGAATGGATGACCGGGTTCCGGATGAGCTTCCGCACGGATCGCTTCGACGGGTTCGACCAGACGCTACGCGACTACGCGCTCTTCGAGGACGTCGACGCAAGCTTCCAGGCTCTGGAACGTGGGCTTGTCGTCGGCGCCAACCGGGCTCATGTCCTGCATCATCGTGACCCGGCAGACCGCGGCGCGCCGAACGCCCTCGGGGCCGCGCAGATCCTCAACCGCGCGTACATCGTGCTCAAGCACGCTCGCCCGGACTCGCCGGCCGTCAAGCAGCTTCGACGCTACGCCGCGTACAAGTGCCTGCTCTACGCGGCTGGCATTCGCAGCGAGTGGGGTCGTGCCCGTCTCACCGGTGCGATCGTCGCCGCCACGTTGATCGGCCAGCTCGAGCACCCCGGTCGCGGCGGGCTCGCATCGGCGTATTTCGTGGCGCTCTCCCAGTGCGTTCAGACGCCGGTGTAGTAGCCCTGGGCGTCGACGCCGACGACGCCCTTGGACGCCCAGCCGGTCGGGTGCATGGCCACAACGTCGGGCGTGTTGAGATCGCCCGACCAGCTGTTGTTGTTGCTCCACGGCATCCAGCAGCGGGCGTCGCACTGGCCGCCGCCGCGCAGGCCGTTCAGCCAGCGCTGCTCGAGGACGGCCGTGTCGAAGTCGGCGATGGTGATCGTCGACCAGTCGAACGAGCCGTCGAGCATTGCGTCGAGCGTGTTGGCGTCGGCGCTGGTGCTCATGCCGAGTTCCGCCGCGACGCCGGCCCTCCACTGCTCCTCGTCGTGGACGTAGACGGCCTCGTCAGGCGCGGAGCCGGCGGTGCTGATGCCGTTGGCGATGGTCGGGACGGTGCCGTCGGTCGACTTCGTGAACCACGTGTCGAGGATCTGCACACCCCACGGGCGGCCCTTGTAGGCGTTCGGGTTGATCGACCACACGCCCCCGGAGCGCATGACGCCGCCGGGCGAGTAGGTCGGGGCGTCGGGGTCGCCAGAGCCGGTGCCGCGGTTGTAGAGCCAGTACGTGCCGCCCTTCGGGCCCGCCCTGAGGATCGACTCCTGGATCTTGATCGCCGTGACAGGGACGTTTAGGCCCTCACGACCAAGGCTCGCGGACTGGATGAACGCGGCGGAGTTGCCGTGCCCCTCGACGAGGGCGCGATAGAGCGTCGTGCGCCCAACCGTGGACCACTGCACGCCGTCCTGGTGGGTGATCGGGCCGCCGATCGCGAGCGTCGCCGTGCCCGAGGCGAACGGCTGCGAAGTCGCGGTGGGCGCCAGGCTGTCCCACTGCGCGGTCGGCCACCCCGTCGTGGACGTCCCGAGCGTGCCCGACGTCATCGCGACGACGTAGTAGATCTCGCCACCGATGTTCGCCTGGAACATGTCGCCGGCCGCCACGACCTTCCCCGACGAGAAGGCGTTCGTGGTGAGGGCCAGCGCCTCCGCGTCAGTCAGGTAGCGCCCAAGCGTCGTGCCCGGCGCCGCTCCGACCTGCGGGACCTTGCCGTAGTAGTAGGGGTAGCCCCGGCCGGTGAGCCACGTGTACTGCACCATCGACGGCGCCTCACCGCGGACGAAGTAGCCACCGAAGCCCTCGAGCGAGTCGATCGCCGGGATGACCTTGCAGTAGGACCAGTCTCCGCGGCCGTTGACAGCCGCGCCCGTCTGCGATCCCAGCGGCGCCTGCTTGGCCATCGTCGGCCGTACGAGGCAGTGATCGAGCGTGCTGCGCGCCAGCGGCACCCCGCCCGCCTCCACGAAGATCATCGGCAGCTCGACGTCGCAGTCGGTGAAGTCGACGCCGCCGCCGGAGAGATACATCTCGTCGTAGCCGCCCGGCGCGAAGTGCTTCGCCGTCTGAACCGCCGCCGGGCGCAGCAGGCCGGTCCCGTCCGCGTAGTCGGTGAGCGCGACGCGCGGCCCGGTGTTCGCCGCGAAGTCGTACTCGCGAATGTCGAAGCTGCCTGCGGGAGCGACGCCCTGAGACAGCCCTCGCGCTCGCGCCAGGAGGAGCATCAGGACAGCGCGAGCCAGGTGGCGTTGACGTCCGCCGTGAGCGCGGGAAGCGTCGCCGGCACGGCCGTTGCGGTGTTGAAGCCCAGGCGGCTGTCCTGCGCGCCGAAGAGCATGTTCTCGAACGCCGCGCTGCCGGCGGGCGCCGACTTCCGAGGCGTGGTCGGGCGCGTGGTGGCGTTGAAGACGTAGCCGACGTGCAGCCACGGCGTGTCGGCCGCGACGACGTCCAGCGACTTGCCGGCCTCGGCCTGCATCGGGACGGTCTTGAGGCCGGTGGATCCCAGTCCGGTCGTCGCGTCCGCGGTCCCGAGGTCGACCGCCGTCTGGGCGATCAACGCGTGCGACGGGTCGAAGACGAGGCCGAGGTTCGACCCTGAGAAGCCCGCGCCAGCGGTGGTCACGAACGTATGCCAGTTGGCAATCGTGAAGTCCTCGCGGACCGGGACTCGCACGACCGCGACGCCCAGTCCGCCGGCGCCTAGCGACGACGCGTTGAGCGGGTCGAACGTCCACAGCTTGAAGCCCTGGTCGTCGGGGAGCCACAGACCGTCCGGAATGGCCGGAGCCGCGGCGGCCGCGGCGCCCATGACCTCCGTGCGCAGCAGCGTGCCGTCTGGCGAGTAGCCGACGAGCGTCTGCGTGTCCCCGTCGGCGATAGCGACGGTGCCGCCGCCGGGGTAGGTGATCGTGACAGCGGCCCCGCTGGCGGTGATCGCCACGCGGTACTCCGTCCACTCGTCGGGGGCGAGCGCGGAGAAGGTGAGCGTGCAGTTCTGCGTCGCTGTCGCCTGCACCGCCCAGTTGCGCTCGCCGCCAGCGTCGATCGTGTATGCGGCGCCGAGATCCGGGATGTCCGGCAGCGGCGTGACCCCGCTTCCCACCGGATTGGAGGACCCGAAGATCGTCCGATTCATCGGGCACTCCCAGTCACCGAGTAGGACGGCGTGCCCGCCGAGATCAGCTTCACGACCGCGTTCCCCGCAGTCGGCACGTCCACCTCGAGCGCGCCGATCACCGCCGGGACGAGATACGTGTTCGCGCCACCAACGGTCGGCGTTGATCCGTCCACGGTGAAGTAGATCGCCGCCGCCCCGTCGATCGACAGCACCTCGACGGTGTTGCAGTCGCGCTGGAACGTCACCGTGTCCACCGTGCCAGCCGCGAGCGTCTTCGCATGCGCCCCGATCTCGGAGGCCTGGACCGTATAGGTGCTCATCGAGGCCTCCTCGCCTTCATGTACTCAGGCAGTTCCACGTCTGCCGGGACCCGATCAGCCCATGCCGGGCGACCCGGCTCGAGCCGTGGCGGGCAGTCCCAGCTATCCAGCGGTGCCGGGAGGAGCGGGCTGAACGCTGCGGTCACCGCAGCCGCGGCGGCCGGGTCGCCGGCGAGCTGCGCGAACCGTTCGCGCCTCGATGCGGCTCGGTTCGCGCACTGCTGCCGGAACAGCGCGGCCCGCTCCTCCTCGGTCATCGTCCTACGAGTAGGTCCGGTCGATCGCGACCTTCACGAGGCCGCCGGGGTCGGCGATGCCGGTGCCGACGTGCGTCGACTGCCACTCGAGCACGTCGCCGGACGCCACGACGAGGTTCGCCGGGGTGCCCGACAGTGGGATCGCCTTCTCGTCGCCGGCCGGCGCGTTCGTGCCGTTGGCGAAGTTGAGCGTCGCGATCACGGTGTTGCCGGAGCCGTCCTGCTTGCGGTTGACGAGCGAGACCGTCCGGTTGTTCGTCGCCGCGCCGGTGATCGTGCCATCGGGCGAGTACGTCACCGCGGTGACGGTGCCGTTGTACTCGCAGACGAGGACCTCGTCGACCTCGTCGTTGCCGACGGTGGCGACCGCGGTGGAGCGGGCCGTGTAGTTCTTGGTCGGCATCTACTTCACCTCCTGCGCCGGTGACGCCTTCTGGGCGGCGATCCGCTGCTCGCTGATCGCGATGTGCTCCTCGAGCGGGCTCGGGGCATCCGGGCCGCTCCGGAGCGTGTACGCCTCGTTGGGGATCGACCCCTCCGGACGCTCGCCGAGGAAGCCCTTGGAGACCGCCTCGTCGTGGATTCGCTGCACCTCGGCCTGACCGGCGTCGGCGCCCTTCTTCTCGGTCGCCACTGTGGGCTCCTTTCAGCAGGGGGGACGCGCGCCCGTCTACGGGGTGCGCAGGACGCCGGCCGGGAAGCGGTTGCTCTCCACCGGCTGGTCGTAGTTGATGGTGTTGGCGACCTGCCAGCCGACGCGCATCGTCATCCGCAGCGCGACCATGTCCTGCTGCGGCAGGTTGTAGACGATGTTGTTGTTGTTGTCGGTGATGACGGCCTGGTCGAGCAGCTTCCAGGACACGTCCTGGCGGACGCCCACGACGAACTGGTTCGGGTCGAACAGGATCGCCTCGGCCGACCCGGTGCCCGTCGGCCACTGGCCGCGCATCGGGAACGTGTAGGTGACCCCGTCGATCTCGACCGTGTCCGGCGTGATCGTGATGTCGTCGAGCCGGCGCCCCTGCGTGTCGCGGGCCTTGCGCGCGTTGGAGCGGAACGTGCGGACCGCGACACCGCTCCGCGGGTCGTAGCCGTCGGCCTCCACGAGACCGAGCACGTCCTCGACGTCCTGTGCGAAACCGCCGGCCGCGGCGTTGTTCGTGCCGCGGTTGACCGTGTTGCCCGCGGAGACCGCGGCGGTCACCACAGCCGTCGGGAACGACGACGGAGCGCCGGTACCGAAGAACACGGTCGCGTCGAGCAGCCGACCGCCGGCCTGCTCGCAGAGCGGGCGGACCTGGTCCCAGATCGGGAAGCCGGCGTCATCGAGGACGTTCTCGGGGATCGGGACGATCGTCGCGAGCTCCTCGATGTTCAGGTACTTGTTCGTCCAGTCGACCTCGGTCGTCTGCTTGAGGCCGGTGTCGCCGTTGACCCAGTAGGCGATCGGCAGCGCCGAGAGCACCGGGAAGCGCACCTGCGCGCGGCCGACCGGGATGTGCGTGAACTGGTTCAGCACGGCCGACTGGTTCTGCAGGCCCTGCAGGAAGGCGTTGGAGACCTCCTCGGGCATGAGCGCCGACGCGTCGCCGCGGGCGATCAGGTTGTCGTACGCGTTGAGCGGCACGCCGGAGGCGCGCAGCTCGGCGAGCTTGTCGGGCCACGTCGCCTGCAGGGCGGACGCGAGCTCGAGCAGCTCGTCGTGGATGCGGATGGGCACGGGTGATCCTCCTTGGAGGGGATTCGTGTTGAGAGGCGCCCCCGCGCCCATGGCGGGGTGGGCCGTGGTGCTACGTGCTGCGCCCGGCGGCGCGCCGGATCCAGCTGTCCATGTCGCTGGCGGGCTGCTGACCGTTGCCGCGCGCTCCGCCATCGAAGCCGCCGCCACCGGTAGTACCGCCGAAGAGCTCGAGGAGCTTGTCGGCGTCGGCCTCGAGCTCCGCCTCCGTGCTGCCGGTGAGACGTTCCGCGAGGACCGCCTTGTCGCCGACGAGGCCCTTCTTGAGCGCGACCTTCAGCCGCTGGTTCTCGGCGGTGAGGGTGTTCGTCTGCCCCTTGAGCGTGTCCCGCTCGCCGGTCAGGCGCTCGAGGTCGCTCTTGGACGCGTTCTCGAGCTCGGCGAGCTTGGCAGCCTTCGCCTTGAGCTCGTCGTAGTCGCCGTACTTGCTCTGGAACTTGCCCTTCTCGCGGGCGATCAGGTCGTTGACCTGCTCCTGCGTGAAGGTCTGCGGCTGACCGCCACTGCCGGCGGCGCCACCATCGCCCCCTGATCCGCCGTCGCCACCGCCGCCACCCTCGTCGGGCGCGAACATCAGCGACAGCCAGGGGTGAAGCGCTCGAATGAGCATGTGGTACTTGCCTCCCGGTGGGAGTAGAGGTGCCCGCGGAACCGCCGCGGTACGGGTGCCTCAGACCGTGGCCTGAGTGATGAGCGCCGGACCGACCGCCATCTCCTGGACGGCGATCAGGTCCGGCCATGCGACGCGCCCCTCCCGGACCGCCTGAGCGGCGTCAGGGCCGAGCGACTGGTCCTGCTGCTCGCGGCTCATCGCCGCGAAGACTTCGGGGCCGGTCGGGCGCTTCACGCGCTCCTCGACGCCCCGGATAACGGGTTCCTGCGTGCAGTGGCAGTGCGGATGCACGTGCAGTGGCTCGCCCTTCTCGTACGGGCGCGCAGCCGATGCGAGACAGGCGCCGCAGCCGCCGTGCGTGACGCGCCGCCAGCCGACGATCTCGTCGTGCGTGGCGATGTGCTCGGCGAGCGCCGCCCGTGGTGCCGCGATGGTCGCGCCCGCTGCGAGCCTGGTTGCCCGATGGGACTGCTCCGCGAGCGCGACCTCGGGCGGCTTGCCGTCCTTCAGTGCGGCGAGGACGCCGATGAGGGTCTTCCCGAGCGGCACCTGGGCGGGCTGACCGTCCTCGGCAAGCCCGACCCCGGTGTCGGTCACCGGGAGCGGCTGGATCGGTGTGTCGGTCTCTGAGGCGATGAACGCGGCGAGGTATGCAGCTGCGAGCCGAGTGCCGGTCCGCTGCGCTTGCAGGATCGCAGCGACCGTGTACGCGAGCCAGGCTGCGTGCGTGCGGTCGAGGTCGTCGAGCGTGACGGTCTGCCAGCGGTGCGCGGCGAGCTGGCCGACCCGGTCGGAGAGTTGGGCGACACGGTCCCGGTAGGTGTTAGTGAGCAGGAGGGACCGCTCAGTCGCCGGCATCAGGCGAGGAGGATGCTGGGGCGCTGGACGTCGATGAGCTCGAAGGCGCACACGGGAAGCCGGGCGGTGATGTCCGACTGCGCAGTGACGGGAAGCTCGCGGATCTCCCAGAGCCCGTCGGTCTGGATGGACAGCGGCAGGTGCGGCTCGAGTGCGCTATCGCGGCCGATGACGCGGAGCGCGAGCGGCGTGTCGTCGAGCCGAATCGGCTCCGTGCACCGGTCGGGCGCCTCGGCCTGCAGCCGGACGAACGTGATGGCGATGAGCTGCGCGACCGAGGACGCGGGATGACCGGTGAAAACGTCCCGGTCGATCGGCAACACGGTCTCCATGTTGCCGCGGCGGACGAGCATCACGCGGGCGCCGGCTGGCACGTCGATCGAGGGCATTGTCTCTCCTTCGTCCTAGGGCCCGGCGGGCGTCGGGCCCGCTGGCGGCGGCGTCTGCGAGACCTGGCCGCCCTTGACCGCCTCCTGCACACGGACGTTCGTCGGCGCCGGCGCCCCGATCGGCCCAAACAGCGACTGCGCGAGCTGCATCGTCTGCATCCGGCCGATCTCGGTGGGCCCGTAGCCGAGGAACTCCATGAGGATCTCCCACGGCACGCCAATGTCCTTCTGCTTCTGCGCGGCATCGGCGAGCTGCGCGAGCGTCACGCGCTCGGGGTCGCGCCAGATCGTCTCGGCGCTCGTGACCGCCGCCTTCGCCGTATCCCCCATCGCCTTGAACGCGAGGCGCATCGCATCCTCATGACCCTCACCGACGAATCGCAGCTTCTTGCGGACCTTCGACGTGAGGCCGGCCTCCGCGGCGGTGAGGGCATCGCCGGAGGCGTTGACGATCTCACCGAGGATGTAGTGCGGCGGGGTGCGTGTCTTCGCGGTCAGGGCACGCACGAGGTGCTGGCGAGCGTTGACGTAGTTCGCGAGGTCGACCGCGTCGAACTGGTCGATCTTCGGCTGGATACCGGGGAGCTGGTTGCCGGAGCTGTCGCGCGCGGGCTCGAACGCCCACAGCCGCGAGCGGGCGGCCTGAAGCTGGGCGGACGAGATCGGCTGACCGGTGACCGGGTCCTTCGGAACCTCGATGCCGAGCAAGACGCGCTGCGGGAACGCGAGGTACTCCGACGTGAGCAGCATGTCGCACAGCAGCTTGTTCAGCGCGTCCTGGATCGGGAAGGCAACCTTGAGATCAGACGAGCCGCGCGCAAAGCGATCCGGGGCGTTGAGCAACGGCACGACGGGCACCTCGCCGAGCGGATTCGAGCCGCCCGGGTCGTCCTGGCGACGGACCCACTGGATGCGCCGACCGTCGCGTGCCTTCTCTTGGGAGCGGTACTTCGCGACCTGGCCTGGCAAATAGACGTTCGCGTAGGCGAACTCGTCCTCGTCGACCCACTTCTTCAGCGCCGCGACCCGCTGGCGCGGGTTTCCCGGCGCCGTCGCGACGATCATCTGCATCGGCGTCTCGAACGTGATCCGCGGCGGATCGCTCGAGTTCCGCGCGGGCGGCTCGATCAGCCAATAGGCCTCGCCGAGCTTGACCGCCTCAGTGTGCGCGACGTCCGACCAGGAATCCAGTCCGTTGGCCTGCCAGATGTCCCACGCAGCCGCATCGGCGGAGGTCGACTTGCCGAAGCGGAAGCCCTGGACCTCCATGCGCTCCGTGGAGGACTCGACGATCAGCGGGCACCAGTTGTCGATCGCCGGGCCGAGCAGCGCGCCGAACGCCTCGCGCCACTGGGCCGTCGCGTAGGCGATGTTGTGGTCACCCTCGAAGTAGGCGTCGCAACGACCCATGACGCGAAACCACCGGTCATCGAGGCGCTTCTCAAGGCGCTCCAGCCAGGCGGCCGGTGTCAGCGTCGGCGGCACACGGCCTCCCGCGTCGAAGGTCTAGAGGAAGTGCGCGACCGCGGGCCGGGGCTGGTACGCACGGGCGCCCATCGCGAGCGCATCACCACGGCACTCCCAGGAGAGCACCTTCGCCATCGCGGCATCGATCTTGCGAGCCGAACCGCGCCGATCCTTGGAGATCGTGTGCATCTGCCGGCGCTCGTCGTCGAAGACGTTGACCTTCTGCCGGCGCGCGTTGCGCACGTGCTGGGTCGCCTGCGGATGCCCGTCGTGGCGGAAGTCGCCGGCGTTGATCGCCGTGGTGTAGTTGCGGACCGCCCACGCGATCGGCCGATCACGGTTGGTGTGCCACGCAAGCACGCGGCGGTCGCCCCAGCGGCCCTGCCAGCGATCGAGGAGCTGCTCGATGTACTGCGGGTCGACGTAGGCCCGCCAGACGGAGAAGCGCCGGAACGCCTCGATCATAACGTTGTCGGCCTCGTCGAATGGGTGCTCGTAGTCCGGGGCGGCGTTCTCGGGGCGCTCCCACAGCCCCAGGGTCCACTGGTAGCCGGTCTCGACATCGGTCGCCTCGAGTGCGAGCGCATCACGGAAGCGGGCGCCGTCAACGCCGACAACGATCAGCGACCCATCCTCGACCGAGTGAGGCTCCTCGAGATCCTCGTAGCGCTCGATGTCGAACGCAGCGTCCTCGCCTGCGAGCTTGCGATTGAGGAACCACCGCTCGGCCTGCGCCGGATCATGCTCGATCAGCGCCTCGATCTCGCCGTCGATGCGGTCGATGTCGACCCACGGCACCCACGCCGCGCCCGGCGGTGCGGTCATCGCGTCCCCGTAGACGCGGCGCAACATCCGGCGGCGCTCCTGGCGGTTGCGGATCGAACCAGGGCCCGGGTCGACGTCGTCGTGATGCACACCGGGGGCCTTGCTCTCCGCGGTGCGCTGCGCGACCGAGTCCTCGTTGGGATCCCACGCATTCGGGGTCGAGAGGAATCGGCCGCCCATGCCAGCCAGGCCGCGGCGCTGGTTGTCAGCGAGCTTATGGCCGCCGTTGGTGCGAAACCACGACTCGGTCTGGTCCTGCACCACGAAGGTGACGCGTTGCCCAAGGCGAGAGAGCGCCGCAGCGGTGACTGGCTCGATCAGCCCCCCCGACGGCAGGTTGATCCGCGTCAGCCCGGTGTCAGGGATGTCGGCGGCGAGCGCGCCGAGCCGGATCATCGGCAGCAGCGCGCGGAAGACGTTGTCGGTCTGGTCCTCGGAGACCGCCGTGACCTGTACGTGGGGCGTCGCCCACGGCCGCCCGACGGGCTGGCCCTGCGCGTCCCAGCCGTCGAAGAGCACAGGGCCCTCGGGGTGCGCCTCCGCGCAGATGAACGCCGACGCGAACGGGCCCTTGCCCCACTTCTGCGAACGCGTGATCTGCGAGCCGCGGAAGTGCACGAAACGGCCAGTGAACGGATCCAGGCGATAGTGGTGCAGCGCGCATCGAAGCTGCTCATCGGTCAGCAGGTACGGCTGCCCCATCCGGTCACCGTCGGGGATCGCACACGTCGCCTGGATCAGCGCGGCGACCTGGTAGCCGAGCGTCGGGAACGCGCGGCAGTCAGCGCAGCGGCCGTGCTCGTCGCGGTCGGCGGACTCCACCCAGTCGGTGCCGCCACAGCTCGGACAGCGGGAGGCAGCCATCAGACCGCCCGGAGGCGATGCACGTCTCCCTGCGTCTGCGTAGGCGCTGGCGCCGTGTGGTCATCCGCGATCGACCAGCGTAGATCCGCCATCGCCTTCGCGTTCAACCCGAAGCGGTTGTCGAGCTCGCGCATCTCGCGCATCACCGACACACGCCCCCCGGCGAGAGCCTTCAGGCGGCGCATCAGCGCTTCGAGGCGCTTGGCGACGTCGCGGTCCTCCTCGCTGACGTCCATGAAGTCCTCGAGGACGAACCCCTCGGCCTCGTCGAGCGTGCGGACATCGTCCTCGAGCTGCGCGCGACGCGCCAGCCCGTACAGCGCGCCATCGTCCCAGGCGGTCGCCTGCGGCAGGCCCCACGCCCACAGCCACCATTTCGCGCCGGCCGCGCCGAGCTCATAAGGCGGCTCGGGCGGCGCACCCTGGCGACCCTCGCGCGGAAGCTGCGTCGTCGGGATCGTCGGCGCGTTACGTCGGCGCGACTGCGGGTTCGGAAGCGGTCCAGGCATCGTGCGTGTGAACCTCAGAACCCGTACACACCGCGAGAAGCCCCCTTTCGCGGTGTCGTCACCCCGTCGCTGGGGGTCTCCCCCCGGGGGTCACGGGTACCGCGTCGGAGGTTGCAGTGGAGGTGCGCAGCCTTGAGGTTGCTCATGGCGTCGGTCCCGCCTTGCGATCGTGGGATGACGTGGTCAGCGCTGTCGGCCCCGGGCTTTCCGCAGAGCCAGCAGATGCCGTGGTCTCGGGCGAGGACTACAGCGCGAAGCGTGCGCCAGCGGTGATTGCTGCCACCGCGGCTGCCTCGGTCCTTGCGCCGGCGCGTGTGGGTTGGACAGGGGAGCAGATTCGGGCAGCCCGGCTCGCGACAGACCCTGGTCATGCGCCTTCTCCGGTAAGCCAGGCGTAGGACCATGCGCGCTCAACGGCCACGTCCCAAGCGAGGCCATCGTGGAAGTGAAACCAGAGTGCGGTGTAGGGCTTCATGAGCGTCCCCTCCCGGCTGAAGGCGTACTACGCCTAGCGCCAGTTCCGTCGCCGAGGCCGAGGCCATGAGGGCGATAGGAGGGCGCAATGGGCAGTGTAGGGGCCCGTCGGACGGAACCGCTACTACGGGGTTGCGCGTCATGCCACCACGTCCTCCGGGGGTCGATCGAGGAGCGCCTCGACGGCCTCCATGCGCCGAACCGCTGCGGGTGGCTCGAGGCCCCGCCTGCGCCGCGCCTCGCGCAGCTCGTCGCGCGACTCCGGCACCGCGCCCTCGCGCTGCGAGCGACGTGCCCGCTCAAGCGCCTTGGCGATCACGTGCAGCTCGTGGGAGATGTCGACGTGCTGGCGCTTGGCCCGCTGCCGGGCGTCCTCCATGCGCTGCTCGAGGCTCAGCGAGCGCCGCCGCTCGCGCATGTCCTCGATCTCGCGGGCCCGGCGCAGCGAGTCGACCTTGTGGGCGACCTCCACGTAGGAGGCCACGGCCGCGCCGATGGACTCCGGCTCGTCGTAGAGGGTCGCCGCCGCCCGGATGCGCTCGGCGACCTCCGGTGAGACCTCCACGGCCCGCGCCGCGGCCTCGGAGGCGTCGGACTGGACCTCGGGCACGCCGCGCAGGGGCTGGGAGACGTAGGCGCCGTTGCCGCCCGAGCCGGTCGGGGCAAGGAAGCGCCGGCCACGGGGCTCACGGATCGCCTGCTCGAGCTCGGCGTTGGTGTGGTCCTCGAGCATCGACTACCGCCCCCGGTTGATGATGGGCTCGACGCCCATCGCTTCTAGCGCCCGCGCGGCAATGTGCCACGCCTCGGTGCTGGTACCGGTCACGCGCTTGACCTCGCACAGCGCCTCTACGGCCCCCCGGTCGGTGTCGGGACGGGCGACGAACCGCTCACAGCCGCACGACGCGCTTCGGCCGCCGTGCCGGTCCGGCATGAAGCCCTGGCACTCCGGGATGTGCTGAATCGGCCCGTGGCCGCAGACGCAACGCGCAAGAACATCCATTCCGGAACCCTCCTCGGTCACGCCACACCCGCCTCTCGCGCGGCCTGGACGGCGGCGAAGTCCTCGGGATCACCGCCGTGGTCGGGGTGAGTGGCGAACAGCGCCCGGCGCACGTCCCCACCGTGCTCGCGGATGATCGCCGCACCGCGATCCGGGCTCGGGCCGCCGGCGGGCAGCGCCTTCCACCCGGCGTACTGCTCGCCGCGACGGGTGATGCCGAAACGATCGACGGCCCGCAGCGCCTCGAGGCCGAGAGCGATCGATCGTACGTTGTGCTCCCAACGCTCACAGACGTCGGTCGCGTAGACGAGCCGGCCGTGCGGTGAGTCGAAGCTCAGCTCGATGCCCGGGAAGGCCGGCTCACGGGCGTTGGAGCGCGGCCAGCCGTCCAGGCGGATGTCGGCCTCACGGAAGCCGGCGCCGATGACGGCGTTGCTCGCATGCAGGTGACGCAGCTCGCGTTCGAGCAGCTCGAGCGTCGACGACCACGGCGCCTTGAACGTCCAGCGCGACCGACGGCGCTCGACGGGGGTCTCCGGGTGCGGCCACAGCGCCATCGGGCGGAAAGTCGCAGCGATCATGAGCAACCCCGCGGTTGCACATCATGGCTTCCCGGGCGGCGGGGGGCGGCCACGGCTTGGCGCTTCCCGCCCCCTCTGTATAGGGCGAAACGCACCGCACAGCGACCGACGACGCGCGACAGGCGAGCGAATAGCGAATAGCCGGGGGAGCGATGCCCCATGTGGGGCGTTTCGCCCTTAACACGAGGGCGGAAGGTCACGCCGCCAACCTGTGGGCACGCGGAGCCTCGAGCGCCGCACACAGCTCGGCGTGGTCGAAGGTCAGCGTCTCGCCATCGTCGAGCACAAGCACAGCCGCCTCACCCGCCACGACGGTGACGAGCACCGGCTCGGCCTCCGGTGTGTGCTCAGCGCGTCCCGCGCGGTGGGCGGTGATGAGCGTCTCCATGATGCGGTCCTCCTCGTGGTGGATGACCGCGCACCCCGCTCAGGGGCGCAGATGCTCGGCAACGCCGATTATCGAGCATCAGCGGCGCGCTGCGGCGTATCGGGGTGCGCGGTGGTTGATAGCCGGCGGTAGGCGAATCCGTGCACGCTGACGGCCAGCTCGTCGAGCGTCGGGCGTTCGGTGTAGGTCGAAGCGGTGGTCTCCACGCTCGTGTGACCCATGAGCGCCTGGGCGGCCTTGAGGCCCGCGTACCGGGCCACGTGGTCGCCGTAGGCATGGCGCAGCGTGTGCGGCCCGATGTCGGCGCCGAGCTGCGCACGGCGACCGACGCGCTGCACGAGCTTGTAGAGCCCGCTCGAGGAGATCGGCGTGTCCGGACGTTCGACGAGCTCGCGATGGATCGGCGGGTCCACCGAACGCCGCGACGGGATCACGTAGTCGCTCGCGCCGACCGTCGTGCGGATCTCCGAGACGATCGGCTCGAGCTCTGCGAGCACGGGCACCCACCGCTCGCGGGAGCCCTTGGCGATGTCCGGCGAGAACCACACCCAGCCGTCGCGAGCGAAGTGGCGACCCTGGAAGCCGCGCAGCTCGGCACGCCGCGCGCCGGCGAGCACGCCGAGATGGATCACCCAGCGCTCGCGCCGCCGGGCGAGGCTCGCGTCCATGAGGCGCACGACTTCCTCGCGTGTCGGGCGGAACACCGCGACCGGCCGTTCGCGGGCGCGGCGGACCATGCGCGCCGGGTTGGTGTCGCGCAGCTCCTCCTCCATCGCCCAGTCGTAGAAGCTCACGAGGATCGCGTGCGCCTGGCGCTGGGAGTTCGGGTGCGCCCAGCGGCGCAGCGTGGTCTTGACGCCCCCGCGGCCGACCGTCGCCGGGTCGCGATCTCCGACGTCGTCGCAGTGCGCGCCGAGCACGCGCCGGTACGCCGCGTCGGTGTTGGGCGAGTTGATGCGACCCTGGGAGCGCATATCGGCCACGTACTCGTCGATGGCGACGGCGAACCTCATCGACCGCGTCCCGCGTAGCGAACAGGAGAAACAGGCAACACACCCCGTACTTTTTTTCTCCTACTCATTACTCACCGGATTTCCGACCGGCGCTCTTTGGCTCTGCGCCGTGGTTTGCGTGGTGCGCCGGGGTGAGTAGCCGCTCATTGCTCCCCCACTCTCATGTCGAGGGCGCCGAGCGGTGCGCGGTAGTAGCTCGCGGTGGTCCTGTGCAGCGACATCTTACGCCCCTCGCGGACGTAGTTGACGTTGCAGCGCTCGAAGCCGATGTCACGCAGCGCCTGGTAGAGCTCTGAGAGCTTGACCTGCTCGAGCAGCTCGCGGCGCACGTACTTGGCGAAGTTCTGCGCCTGCACGTGCAGCTTGCCCTCCTCGATGAACGGCATGCCGGCGCCCGCGGCGCCGTTGCGATCGGTGCTGGCGCCCTGGGCGTAGGTGGCCACCCAGTCGCGCACGGTGTCCTCGAAGCTCTCCCCGGGCGTCTCGATGATGTCGCAGCCGAAGTTGACCATCGCCCGGATGCCCTTGCGCCAGACGCGCTGCTCGACGCTGTAGGGCACCTTGCCGAGCGCCACGGCGAGCACCTTGTGGACCTCGGTCTGCGACCACAGCACCTTGATGGTCCCGATGCGCACCACCTGGCCGTCTGAGAACTCGAGCGCGTAGACGGCGGTCTGCGGGTCGCGTCCGCGCTGGGTGAGCCGCGTGATCGGGTCCAGGTCGAGCATCCGCGCGAACTCGCCGGTGGCGATGGCCCGCTTGCCGTTCTCGCTCATCGGCCCTCCAAGAGCTCGTCGAAGGCGGCCTCGGCCGCGCGGGCGACGACGTCGGTGTCGTCCTCGTCCTCGACGCGCCGCGCGTCTGAGGGGATGTCTGCGAGCACGTCGGCGCGGTACCAGTCGCCGCGCCGGTGGTGCTCATGCCAGCGCACGTGCAGCTCGCGCTCGAGGCGCTCGTCGCCGTCGAGCAGGGCGTGCACGTGCAGCAGCTCGGGGTTGCCCTCCTGCAAGCGCTTGATCTTGCGCGCCAGCGCGCGGCGGTCGACGGTGCCGACGAGCACGGCGTCGGACTCGCCGGCCCGGATGAGGTAGACGACGTTCACGGGCGCGCCGGGACCTCCCCCTCGCCGCGTGATAGGGGCGATGGCCTAGACACGCTCACCATCCAGCACCGTCGGGATCTCGACCTCGTGGTAGTGGATGGCGAACGTCCACCGATCCTCGACCTCGGGCTCGTCATCGAAGTCCGAGAACCACCGCCTAGCGAGGTTCAGGATGCGCTCGGTCTCCTCGGACCAGTGATCGACCAGGCTCTCTGATATCGCCCCGACGAACTGCGGCGGGTAGCGGTCGGTCCGGTCGAACGCCCACAGCGCGGCGACGCTCTTTTTGCCTCGACTTTGGGGCGTCATCGACGCCCGTCCTGCACGACAGGAAGCTCGGACGCTCGCAGCACGAGCGCCGACCTCGGCCCGTCGAACTCCGCGTTGGCGGCATAGAGCGGTTGAATCTGGAAGTCGATCGGCAGTCCGGTCATCTTCTGGCCGAGCGTCGTCCACGCGAGATTCCAGAGCCTCAGTCGAACCGCGTCGTGCGTCTCGCCCTGCGGGTCGCCGAAGTACTCGGCGTACTCCTCATCAGGAAGCAGCAACCGCACGTCCACATCACGCCAGTCGCGCTTCTCGGTGAGCGACGAGCCGACCTGAAACGGGACGTGGCCGAACGCCTGATCGACGTGCGCGCCGAACAGGCGTAGCAGGTAGCCGTCGTGGGGTCCGACGCCCATCAGGAACTCCTTCTTCGGCGGGACTGGGGCGTCTCGTTCATCGTTCCTCCTCGGCGTCGATCGCGTCCATCTCGGCCTCCACGTCCGCGGCGCTGTGCGCCACGATCGCGACCGCCCCGGCCGCCGCGGCGCGCTCGAGTTCGTAGCGCTGCAGCTTCGTCGGCCCCCGCCCGGGCTGCTTGGCCTCCGCGAGGATCGCCCGGCCATGGAAGACGATGAAGTGGTCGGGCAGTCC